TTATGCGACTGAAACTAGCACACTCACCGCATATTTGACCGAAAGACTGGCATATTATAACTATATTGGATCTTAAATATTGTACTCTACATACGGTTGTCCCTGTGAAGTGGTGCTAAACCCCCCCTTTTCAAAAATATTTTGGAATAAAAGTTTTACCCCGCCCGATACTGATCAAGGAACCCCACTGGCCTCAATATGCTATTTATTTAGCTTGTTGAATTATCAAATTCGCTCGGGACGCAAAATGCATGCCCTGATGGCGCTTACTATAAACGGAAGAACCGGAATAGTACTAGAATATAAGACGCAATGTTGATTCCCTATAAGTTTACTTTAGGTTTCCAATAATAATCACGACGCTTTTCTAGATAGCCTATGCTGCAGAATATTGCCCGACAGATAGCCGCAAGAATGACTACTCTCTCAAAAATAAACTCAAACTCCTCAAAACTCACCCCCTCACCCGCCCTGAGAGCTACTTACCAAAATGCTAAGCAGCTCTGCTCGACTCCCCGATATATTATTGCTCGAGAACGTGAAAACGCACGACTCCTTGCCATTAAGATGCGCGAATTGCATGACAAACGTATTGCACGTTTCGAATCCTTTACTAGCTTGACTGCTGCATGTAACGATAAAGCCAGTCTTCAACCTTTTAAAGAAATTTTCGAAATGTCAGAAGCTCTCAACATTGATCTCAGTTCACCCTGTCCATCAAAAGTTGAAAGCTTTGAAACGATGTATGCATTTGTTGCAGGTTTGGCAAGAAAATTCAAGGATGGAACAGTTTCTGTTGCTGAATTTGTCACTGAAAGCTTTGCTAACGTTATTTCGGCTGTGAAATCATTTTGCTCAACAGCTCAAAAACTTTGGACTTTTGCGTCAACAGCTTCAAACATGATTACAAGTACTATTGGATATAAAGATTTACTCTTTGTTCTTGGTTTCTTTGTAATATATTGTCTCTTGGCTTTGACTCCTTTTGAGTTTTTGGGACGTTCAATTTTCATGGCTGGAATGATGTTTTCTTCAAATACTTACATTGCTGAAGCTGCAAAGTTCATCACTGTGATGTCTATAACTTGGTCTGTTGCAAAATGGTTCGTTCCAACAGTGCAAATCAATGTTGCAGGCGTTGCTCACGTTCAAGGTTTTTCCCAACACCCGTTTATGACTATTTCATTTGTCATAGCTGCTCTTATGTGTGGTTGTTCAACTTTCGCTTTTCAGGAGAAGGCTTATTTGGATTTTGTCAAACGCCTTGATGCACACTCAAAATTGGTTACAGCTGCATCACGCTTGTCTGAAAATTTTGGAAATATTTTTCAAACTATTCTCACACAGTTTGGAATTGATTTTTGTGGATTTGGCGAAGGAGAAAGTGTACCAAATGATCTCAAAGAACTTATGGCTGTATTGGAAACATTTGATATGACCAAGCGTGCAGAAATGATGAATAAACCAGAAATTTCCATTGAAGTTGAAAGCATGTACAACAAATACATGGCAATGAGAATTGCATATCGAACAAATCGTTCCATTGTGGCAATTTTGGACAAAATACAAGCACCTATCGTTAATTTATATCAACGAGCTTGTAATTTGCACGGTGCCTCACTGAAGAATCGAATTGAACCTGTTGTACTTATGCTAACTGGTGGCTCTGGTGTTGGAAAATCATCAATTTTGTATCATATTGGCTCAACCGTTTTGGCCCATGCAAAGAAGATCACTCCAGACATGACAAACGCACAAATTCAGGAAGCGATCGACAACTGTTTGTACGCTCGAATGCATGAACAAGAATATTGGGACAGATATCAAGATCAAGCTGTCACACTAATTGATGATTTTGGTCAGGTTCGTGATACAACTTCCAATCATAATGTTGAATTTATGGAATTGATTCGCATGAGCAATCCTTTTCCGTATCCTCTTCATATGGCTGATATTGAATCCAAAAAGACTGCTACCTTCACATCAAAATGCGTTGTTGCAACAACTAACTTGAACATGTTGAAACCAACTTCACTTGTTTCACAGGAAGCTGTTTGTCGACGTGTTGACATGCCATACAGTGTATCTCTCAAGAGAGAATTTGCAGACCAATTTGGACGCCTGAGATCGGAATTCAAACAAGGAACAATCAATGTTGATATTTATGAGTTCCGAGCTTGGAATCCAATGACTGGTCAGATTGGCGAGGAAGTTATCAGTTTTCAAGAAATGATGCGCAAGCTGTTATCTCGATTGCAAGAAAAGAAGGACAAATATACCAAGCAAAAACAAGGTTTGGCTGATTTTGCACGACAAATGATGGCAGAAGCAGAAGCAGCACGAGTTGAAGGATGGTTCTGGCCAACTACTACTCGCGAAGTTTACCCTGTTCATACACATGAAGTTTGTGATAAGATGGAGGAGCGATACGTTTCAACTGAATACCACAATCCGGAAATGAATGAATATGATGAACTTTGGGCTGCCCTTCGAGAAGAAAACAATTTTGAAGACACCATGCGCGCGTTTGTTGATCAAACATCTCAAATGGAACTGATGGAAGACAATATGACTTGCTTTGAAATTTGCACATCAGTCTACGATTGGTTGAAGGAACAAGACAAGAAATATCACGTTTTTGACAGTGTTATGGTTATGCTCAGTTTATTCCTTCTTGGAACTTCTGTCTACAATCTCTACAAAGCTTTTTCAAAGGATGAAGAATCATGGGAGGTTGAATCTGGAAAATCACGTCAAGCCAAAGGACAAGTCAAAATTGAGTCTGGAAAGTCACGATTGAACAAAGGACAAGTGACCATTGAATCTGGCAAGTCAA